AAGTCATATCTCTACAAATTTTTTGAAAATCTGATGATGGCATAGTAATTCTAGTACTAAATTCAGTATCAGGTAATTGTAAATCAGGTTCATCTCTATCTAATAAATTTAATTTATATTTATGTATTTGTTTCTTTTCTGAATTTTCCATTAAAATTCCTAAAGAATTTGGATCATCTTTTTCAACATAAAATGAAAGTATATCATCATTTGTTGCTGTTCTAACAATTCTATATAAATGATCAGTATTAACACCAATAATAAATTTTGTTGTATTATGATTATAATCATATTTTTCAAATTTATCAGCATGTAATCTTAAATGAACTAAAACCGTACGTGTATTATCCATTGCAATCATTTTAATTCCATCTTTGTCGAATAATAGAGACATTTCGACTAAAATAGATTTTAAAGCTTCAACTAAAGTTCGAACTGCTCCAGTTTGTACAGTTTTTGCTTCAACTGAATACATTTTTTTATATTTAATTATTGAATAACGCTTAAAACCATTTTTTTTACTTATTCAGAATCAAATAATTTATTCCAAAATCCTTTAGGTTGTTCTTCTTCATCATCTGAACCTTTATAAGTTTTTTTCATTGTTTGACATTTTTTTACTGAAACAATACGTCCTCTTTGATTTTTAGTTAAATCATCTTTTTTTAAACCTCCAGCTGTCATTTCAGCTTTACCATTCCATACTTGTCTTCTTGATCCTCTTTTTAAAGTTTTAGAAGGCATTTTATTTGTATCTAAGAAGTTTCCTTTTTAAGATCTAACATAAGTGTTTTAAGTTCAGGTTTTGTTAAGAAAATTTTAGGGTTTTTTGCGGCAATTTGTAAAGCATCAACACAATGTTTATCTTTAATAATTTCATTAATTTTACTTTTTAACCATGATACAACACCTGATTTATTTACTATTGCTGTTCCAGCAGATACATGTACATTATTAATTTTTTTAGCCCAAAAAACATTAACTTTATTTTTTGTTATAGTCATTTTCCAAATATGAACGTGTGTTTCGGACATATAACAAGGCTTATCATTATGTTTTCTATCAGAAAAATAATAACCAGTTTGTGAAGTAGAATGCCATACATCCATATTTAAATTTTCCCACCAATATTTAGCAAATTTATCTAAAATATTTTTTATTGGTTTAGATGGTCCACAATTACTTACACCACCTATTCTTCTTTTTGTTTTCATTATTATTATTATTCATTAGAAAAATTAGTTAGAAAATGCTAATCCACCCATACCTGACATTACACGTAAAATATTATAATTTATAGCATATACTCTCATATCCCATGTATCTCCAGTAGTACGATCTACATCAACTGCTCCATCCATATTTAAAACAATTGTAGCAGTATCAATTCTTGAAAAATTACATGTTCCTGATGGTTGATGTTCTTCAGGTTTTATTGCAAATGAATAACAATACGCACCGGGTTTATTATAAAATAGACCAGTATGATGTTGATAAGGTTGTACTTTATTAAAATAATCACCATATCTTGCTTCCATACGATCTTGTCCATTAATTTGTAAATGTTGACTATATACTGCTGCTTGATCATAAACAAATGGTGTTAATCTGTTTGCAGGTCTAGTATATTTTGAATGAGCTTTACAATCACTATAACATGAAGGTTGAACAACCCATAAAAGTTCTTTTACAGGATGATTAAATGTTAAATCAATACGTCTTGATGCTGATGCAATACCAACATCTTCATTAAATTGTACTTGTTCAATTAAATATTCATGTGATTGTTGTGCAAATCTTCTTCTTTCATCTGTATCTAAATATACATAATCAATATATAAACACGCAGTTGTAGGTTGTGGTAATGTACCAACATTATCAAAATTACCAGCTACAAATACAGAATCACGCCATATAACATTAATTTTAACTTCATGATATTGTAAAGCAATTAATGGTAATGCTACACCTGGATTTTTTGTATAAAAGAACATTAATGGAATATATAAAACATTAGGTAAAGATTCACGACCATTTCCACTGACACACCCTTGATTAGCACTAAAACTTAATGTTGATTTAGTATATTTTTCATTAGATAAAAGTAGTCCTAAATTAGCTGATTTGGTTAGATCTTTAGTTAATTCAGACCATAAAACCATAAATTCAGAATATAATCTATCAATAATTTGTCCACCAATATCTAATTCTACACGATCAATTAAATTGTAACCAAGTGTTATGGGTTGAAAAAATGTTTCATCTGCGGTTTGTCCACCATGATTCCATAATGCAGTTATTCCTGATAAATTTTCTTTACTAGGAAGTTCAATTTCAATATAAGTTGAATATAATAAATCAGCATATCTATTTACAATAGCTGATTGTCTTGATCCCCATAAAGGTTGACCATTAAAATTTACACGAAATGATTCCATAGCAAAATTTGTATGACGTTTATACAAACCTTTCCAAAATGTAATTTGTGGATTTCCGGAAAGGTATGCATCTTGAGCACCATATGCTACTAATTGTAAAAGTCCTCCTCCCATTTTTATCTTATAACGAATCTTTTTATTCTTCTAAAAAATTTCCCATAGTTTAATGATGTCTACGTTTTTTCTGTGTTCTACGATGACGACGTCCACCTTCTTCTACTACAGGGGGCTCTTCAACACCATCTGGACCTCCACCATGTTTTTTCCATGTTTTCTTAGCTTCTTTAATAACTTGTTTAAGACCCATACCTTTTTTGTATGTGCCTTTAGATTTCATTTGACGCATTGTTTTTTTTACATGAACAATCCATTTATTAACCATTTTTTTATTTAATAGACACTAAAAAATTATTGACTTGTCACCAGTTTTTGAATTTGTATCATATATCGGAGATGATGCCGCCATAGGTTGAAATGAATGTTCAGGTGGTGGTAAAACAGGTTTTTTATATGTTAATGGTTTATAACGCAAATGTTTAGGTTTTAATAAAATACTACCTTGTTGAAATTTTCCTATATAAATTTCCATCATAGAATCTAATGATCCATAATTCATCATAATCCATTGACATCCATAACCAAATAAAATTGTAGGATTATTATTTTTTAAATCAGGATCAGGATCAGGTATAACCATACATATAGCACGTCTATTTGAATCAATTAATTCTTCATGATCATATGGTTGTGAAGCATTCATATAAGATAATCTTCTTAAATTTGATGATCCCCATGATAAATTAACAAGTTCATGCATTGATGGTACACCTTTAACTTCAGGTCCTGAAACAATAATAAGTTTTCCTGATAAATTACATATAGGTTCAACAGCTAAATTTAATGTACCTTGTCCTTCATAAGCATATTGTGGTGGTAAAAAATATCGTGATAAAGTTTGTTTTAATATTTCAGAACATGCGGCAATAACATCAGTTTTATTTGTATGAAACATTAAACTTAATACAAATGGATCTGATGAAGTTTTAGTTTCTAATTTATTAAATGCATTATTTGCTATAGATACACAACATGATTCAAATGATACTGAATTTTTAGCATAATCATATCCTAATGATTCACTTTTTAAACCAACAACAGGTTTATTATTTTCATCAGCATAAATATCTAATTCAATTAATCGTGCTCCAGCTTTAATAACTAATGGTAAAATACCATCTGATATATAATCATATACATAAGAACTTGGAAATACAGAATATGATGAACTAGCTATATAATAATCACATAATCTTGTATCATCTGATGTTGGACAACCAAATGGTGTTAAATTAGTAACATCATTATAAATATTAAATGTTGAAGAAGCACGTGTTAATGTTGTAAATTCAGTTCCTGATAAAGTATGCCATATAACAGCTAAAACAACTATTATAAGAAATCCAATACCATATTGTAAAATATATCCTCTTTCTTCCATTATTTTATCCTACTTTAAAAAGTAATTTACGAAATTTATTTATAACATCATCAGGTATTTTCTCATCCATTGGTATATTTAATAAACAACAATAATGAAAATATAATGAATATATACCACATTCAGAATCTTTATATTGATGACGAGTTGTATTTCTTGTCAATTGTGTTTTACCTAAATTTAATTTATCAATTTCATCTTTCCATCTTGTCATTAATATTTTAATTTCTTTTTCAACATTTGAAGCATATGAATCAAAATATGTAATTCTTGGAAATTCTAAATTTTCATCAATATTTGCAAATAAACTAAACCAATGTTTACCTGGACCATCATGTTTATCTGTATTAAAAATTATACCAATTTGTTTATAACCTTTTTCTTTCAAATCTGTAATTTTTAATGAACATAAAACATTTACTAAACATTCACCAGTTTTAGATTTTAAATCAAAATCTATTGGTATACAACCTAAAAATTTATATGTAGGAAATAATTTTTCATATTGTTTTTCTAAATTTTCAATATCAGTTGAAGATAACCATTCTTCAGGATTTGTTATCCATGTTTTTGGTGCTTTTGGACGATTTAATAATTGTGATATAATACATGAAGTTTTACCATCTTTACATTTTTTATGTAATCTTTTTTTTAAAGAATTCCATATATCATTTTCATCTAAAGGAATTTCATTTGAATGTTGTGAATTATAAACTTCACGTAATTTTTTTAATGTTTGTTCATCAAACATTTATTTAATAAAAACGGATTATTAATTTATAATTTATTCTATTAAAAAGAAGAAGTTCAAGTGAAATGATTATTATTTCGATAAACATTGGAGATAACATTTATAATCCTGAAGAGGAGGGAGAAATGTTTATTCTAAGACGCTCTCGCAGACTTGCTGAGCGTCTTGGAAGCTGGGATGCATTATTAGAAGACATTTGTCTTCAGTATAGCCAAATATATCCGGGTCATCCTATAAGTGCTGTTGTAGTATCATGTGATTAAAGTTGAACAAATCGTTGATTGTCAGAGTTCGCTCTGATTTTTCATACATTTTAAATATACGATTAAATGAATATATATAGACCATTGCAGTTGTTCCTGTTATAATAGGTATAAACCAATCCATTTATTTATTTCTCTTTCTTAAAGATTTGAAAATTTATACGTGGTTTCATAATTTTATTATATGACCACCATGTTTTTGTTAAATTTTTTGGTAAACACATTCTTTCACCAACAGATAATTGATAAAAATGTCTTTTAAATAAAAATGAACCTAAATATCTATTACCTTTTTCTTTAGCAAGTTCAAAACATATTTTTTTTGTATTATTATAACAATTTATTAAATATTTTTTTTGTTCTTTTATTTTATATTCTTCAACTAATTTTTCTGAATATTTAAAAACTTCTGATTTTAATTTTTTTAATGTATTTTTATAATTTTTTAAAGCTTCTTCAGTTTCTTTTTTAGCTTCACGTATTTCTTTAGTTTTTAAAAACTCTGAACATAAATTTGATGCTAAACCTTCAGTATCTAATCTAATTACTGGATCTTTATATTTATTACATGCTGGACATTTATGTTCTGTTCTATTTAAAAATTCAATTATACATTTAGTATGAAAAGCATGTCCACATCCTAATTTAAATGATGTTTCTGTAGAATCCCGAGAATCATTATACTCTTTTAAATCCATCGTATCTAAACATATATTACAAACATGCATTTTTTATATGTAGTATTAAATTTCTTTTAAAATGGATTTTTTTTAATAATTTTTAAATAGGTTTAAAAAAAGAATGTTTCCTCTAGATATATGGCAGTTTGAAATTGGACCTTATTTGGATTATAACTCGCGTATAGAACTTTCACGTTCATTACCACCTGAATATAGACTTAAACCAAGAAAATTTACAAAAGAAGAGATTATAAGTCATTCTTCAAGTTCAGTTTATGAAACATTAAGAACAAGAATACAAAAAATTGTAGAAATTAAAGAACGTCAAGATAAAATTAATTTTGTTAATGGATTATTTAAACTAATATTAACACCTTTATTTTATAATATTTTATCTGTAGAACAATTTCGTGATGTTTTACAGATAAAATGTATTGAATACAAAATTGATATTGAAAGAAGCGATGATTATGATGAATTTTATGATACATTAACTACTTTGCTTGGAAAAATAAGAACATATGATTATTCATTAAAACCTAATTCTATTTGTATTATTTAATTTACGTTTACGTCTACAAGTTTTACCTTTAAATGTTTTTTTTGAACATGAACTTTTATGTTTTAATAATTCTTTTAAAGTTTCACTATAAGATTTTTCATAACCTAATTCTTTAAAAATATCATAAACTTCACGAAAATAACATTCATGTATTTTTGGTATTCTTGGTAAACCATTTTTAGGATATAAATCTTTTAAACTTAACCAAAATTTTTCATGTGATTCTTTAGAATGTGTTTTTGGATCAAAGTTATAAGCAATTGAAAATAAAAATGGTATACCAGGTAAATTTACATTTTTTAATTCTTCGCGATATTTTTTAACAACTTGTGAAAATCCAGGATTTGGTGCTACATGTAAACCTTGTGATTCTAATTTCTTATTAACTTGTTTATGTAAATCATATAACCATAAAGCTAAATTATTATGTATTGGCATTTCTTTCATAAATTGTCCTGTAGATTCTCTACAATATTTACATGGTAAAATTTCATTTAAAGTAGAAAATAAGTTCTTTTTTGTATTTAATGATCCTCTTTCAAATGTAATTAAATGTAATAATTTCCAACCCGATGGTCCCCAATATTTTGTATCCATTATATTAAATGGTAGATAATCAAGTATTTACGTTCGCAGTCGCTATTTATATTGGTATGTCACTAACAAAATTTTTTAATGCTTTAATGCGTGATTTAGTTTTACCTTTATTATCTCCTTTAGCTTCATCTGAAGGTGAAGTATCTAAACTTGTTTTACAAATTGGTGGAATTAAATTAAATGTTGGTGATTTACTTGTTCAATTTATGAATTTAATTGTTGTATTTGTTGTAGTATCTTATGCTTTACCATATTTAAAAGAATATGTACCAGTAGCTGGTAGAAGATAATATCTTATTAATTAAGTAAAATGCCTTCTAAATCAAAAAATAGAAAACGTGGAGGTGCCGATGGAACTTGGAGTGGATTTTTTAGTGATTATACGCCAGGATTTCTTAAAAGTAAACCTGTTGAAACTCCCGTTCAACCTGTTTCCTCACAAGTATTACCTGCTCCAGCCCAACAAGCAGTTGAAGAAAGTCAAGAAATGGCTAAAACAGCAGGACGTCGTTTAAAAAAACATGTTGGGT